AGATGAACGACATGAGCCTGGAAATGGTCCACCTGATCAGCGTACAGGCCCAGCAGCTGGCCAACGACAGCAACGCGGTGACGATGATCGGCCTGGCGCTGCTGCTGGTAATAGCCCCGGTGCTGCTGATCACCCTGAGCGATCTACCCTGGAAACCCGCCAAGAAGCGCGAACGGCGCTTTATTGAAAGATTTTAAGGAGGAACGAAACATGTACGACCTGCCCGATGCTCCCTGGATCCGCGACGCGGAGATCAACGGAATGCCCGAGAGCGAGACCATCTACTGCCCGGTGTGCGGCGCAGAGGACCCGGAGGATTTCATCATCGCCGATGGCGACGTGATCGGCTGCGAGTGCTGCACCAAGCGCGTGAACGCCTACGACTGGATCATCGACCGGAAACGCCGGGGGGTAGCATGAAAAGAGCTCCTGTGGTAGTGGGCGCTATCACAGGAGCAGGTAGGGACTTCACTTTGAGCAGGAAGTGACCTGTGGATATTATACCACAGGCCCTTCCGGAAAGGCAAGGAGAAAATGAGCAGCGCATTTGAGAGACTGAACAGCATCAACGTAAACGGCCACACCGAGAAAAAGAACGGCCTGACCTACCTCAGCTGGGCGTGGGCCTGGGCCGAGGTCAAGAAGCTGTACCCGGACAGCACCTACACGATCTACGAGAACAAGGACGGCTGGAACTACCACACGGACGGCCGGACCTGCTGGGTGAAAACGGGCGTCACGGTGAACGGTATCGAGCACATCGAATACCTGCCGGTGATGGATTTCAAAAACAGGTCCATCCCGGTGGACATCGTGACCAGCTTTGACGTGAACAAGGCGATCCAGCGCAGCCTGACCAAAGCGGTCGCGAGGCACGGCCTGGGGCTGTACATCTACGCTGGAGAGGATCTGCCGGAGACGGACCAGACAGCCAACGCCCTGCCAGCTGACACGACGCCGCCGGCGGAGATCCAGCGGATCAGCGCGGACGACCAGGACAAGCTGAAGCAGAACGCCCAGTATGTATACGGCGAAGACTGGGAGAAAGCCCTGGGCAAGCTGCTGGGCAAGGCCAACGTGGGCAGCGTCAGCGACCTGACCTATCCGGTGTATGACCGCATCAAAACGCAGATGAAGAACGACCTGAAAGCCAAGAAGGGAGCGGCCTGAAATGAATCGTGCTACCATTATCGGAAACCTCACTTTTTCCCCTGAGCTCAAGACTGTACAGAACGGCGTCAGCGTGTGCACGTTCAACGTGGCGGTGAACCGCCGCCGCAAGGAGGGCCAGGAACCGGAAGCGGACTTCTTCCGGGTGACGGCCTGGCGTCAGCTGGGCGAGAACTGCGCCAAGTACCTGTCCAAGGGCCGGAAGGTGGCCGTCACCGGCCCTGTCTCCGGCCGGGCCTACATGGGCAAGGACGGGACCCCCAAGCTTTCGCTGGAGATCACCGCGGACGACGTGGAATTCCTGAGCCCGAAGGAACAGCCAGACGCAGCGGCCGTGGAGCAGACCGCGAACGCGATCACCAGCAGCGCTCCGGCGGCCCCTGCTGGATTTGTGGATGTGACCGGCGACCAGGACCTGCTGTTCTAAGGGGGCAGGACCATGCCAAATCGAATTCTGAAGGAGAGTATCTGCACAAGCGATAACATAGATGTACTGACCCCATTCCAGGAAACGGTGTTCTACCGACTGATCGTCAGCTGCGACGACTTCGGCAGGATGGACGCAAGGCCCAAGCTATTGTCGAGCGTTTTATTTCCCCTGAAAGACATTCGCACTGCCCAGATCGAAGATGCACTCCGGGCGTTGACCTCTGCGGAACTGGTGACTCTCTACACGGTAGGCGGGAAACCCTTCTTGCAGATGAATACGTGGGACCGGCATCAGAGAATTCGAGACAGTAAAGCGAAGTATCCGGGGATGGACGAAGCTGATGCGGCAACTTGCGGCGACTCGCGGCAAGTTGCGGCGACTCGCGGCGACTTGCGGCAACTTGCGGCGACTCGCGGCGACTCGCGGCCTGAATCCGAATCCAATCCGAATCCAATCCAATTAGAATCCGAATCCGAATCCGATGATAGCGCGACGGCGAGCGCCGCGCCGGCGGTCGCAGAGCTGCCGCTGATCGACGGATCGGTGTACGCGATCACGGAGGACGAGCGGGAGAAGGACGCCGCCTCTTTCCCGGCGGTGGACGTCATGCAGCAGTACCGGGAAATGGCCAGATGGCTGGACAGCAACCCGAAGAACCGCAAGACGCGGAACGGGATCCGGCGCTTTATCAACAGCTGGCTCAGCCGGGAGCAGGACAAGGCCCCGCGGGTACGGACTAGGACCCCCGGGCAGGCCTACAACCCCTTCGCCGACGCACTGAGGGAGGACGCGCTATGACGATCAAAGAGACCATGGGCCTGCTCTCCCTGATCCAGGTGTACTACCCGCGGTTCGTGGAGGGCCGCGACGTGAGCCAGACGGCCAAGGCATGGCAGCTGCTCTTCGCGGACGACGACTACCAGCTGGTCCAGGCCGCGCTGATCGCCTACGTGGCGACGGACACCAAGGGCTTCCCGCCCATGCCTGGCGCGCTAAAGGACCAGATGGCCAAGAAAGTCACCCGGATGACCGAGATGGAAGCCTGGAACCTGATCCGGCAGGCGATCTCCAACAGCGCGTATCACAGCGAGGAAGAGTTTGCCAAGCTGCCGCCCGAATGCCAGCGGCTGGTCGGCAGCCCCGGCCGGCTCTACGACTGGGCGGTATCCGACGCCGACGACGTGGACACGGTGATCGCCAGCAATATCCAGCGGAGCTACCGCACCCTGGTGGAGCACGACGACTACGTGGCCAAGATCCCCCAGGCAACGCTGCACGCGCTGCCGGGCTTTGACCAGATGATGCTGATGCCGGGTGCGGAGGCATGACGCGAAAGGAGCTGAACAGAATGCAGGCGACCAACGAGGGAACGCCGGTTGTATTACGAGAATCTGACAGCGGGGAACGCTACTATGTGTGCGGAGCGTGCAAAGCACCGCTCATTCCGCACGATAAGTTTTGTGCCAAGTGCGGGAAGAAGACGAACTGGATGACAGAAGAAGAGCGCATGAAGACGCTTGAATTCGAGCTCGATGAAAAGTGGATCAGCACCCAGGAAATGGTGCCGATCATGCATCGGGAGAGAAGTGTCTTCGGTGACGATGTCCTTGAATGGGATGTGTCAGATCCGGTGCTTGTGTTTGCAGATGACGAAATCCAGATAGGGGTTCTGGAGTATGACGTCGGCGAACCGAAGCCGCCCAAGTGGCTTGTTGGTGACGATGAACCCGAGGAGGTTACCCACTGGATGCCGCTTCCGAAGAAGCCGAAGCAACTGGACGGAGGGGCAACGTGAGATGGACCAAGTATGGCAACAGGAAGACCGTCATCGATGGGATCGTCTTTGACAGCAAGGCCGAGGCCCGCCGATACTGCGAGCTCAGCCTGATGCAGAAGGCCGGTGAGATCTCCGACCTGCGGCTCCAGGTGCCCTTCGGCCTGATCGAAACCCAGCGCCGGAGCGACGGGAAAATGGAGCGCGGCGTCGTGTATGTGGCCGATTTCACCTACCGGGACCGGAACGGCCAGCTCGTGGTGGAGGACGTCAAGGGCAAGCGGACAGCGGAATATATCATCAAGCGTAAACTGATGCTACAGGTGCATCACATCGAAATCAGGGAGGTATGAGACATGATTCTGGAACTGATCGCATTATCCGCAGCCTGCCTGCTGGTGGGCCTGATCATGGGCATGGGGGTATCCCGCCTGCAAAAACGCAAACCCAGTGAAGCGCCGGTGCCCGACTTTGACATCACCAACCCCATCAACGGCCAGGCGCGGACCGAGATGCACGGCGGCGTGGAGTGGACGGTATACGGGGGCAGACGATGAGCAATCATGAGCTGATCAACGAGCTGCGGGACCAGGCTGACGTGCTGGGCGCCGGCACGGAATGCCACCTGCTGCGGGAGGCTGCCGACGCGATAGAGCGCCTCGATGAGCGCGTGGCGATCATGGAGGAGGGAGCGGGCCCATGGAACGAAAACGACTGATCACCAACCTGGAGGAGATCTCCTCCTACCTGGACGCGAAAGCCGTCGGCGGGAACAAGACCTGGCACGAATGGGCCCAGACGGTGGACCAGGCCAGGGCCACCTGCCTGGGCGAAGCACCCACGATCAAGACGTTTGGCCGGTTCATCCGCAATGCACGGCTCAACCGCGGCTGGACCCAGAAGACGCTGTCCGCCGAGTCTGGTTACGGGAATCATGCCAGCCTCAGCCACCTCGAGAAGGGCGACCTGCCCCAGGGGCCATCGCTGAGGACGATGATCAGCCTGCTGGACGTTCTGGGGTACGAGCTCAGGATCGTGAAGAAATCGTAAACCCGGCGTGCCCCGTGGGTATAACCCGAGCGGAAACAACTTCAACCCGCGCCGCCCTCGCGAAAGCCGGTTTTTGTACCTTTTCCCGGCGGACGCGTGAAGGGAGGCTATCGTTTCAACGGGGCGCGTGACTATATCAGCTGCACCTCTGGCTGTCAGGTTTGCGGTCAGCCTGCGCGAAAACCGCACCTTTTGAGGACGTGAACGATTCAGAAACTGGACGGGCGAAATGCCCCTATTACCGCAAGACGAAGGACAACATTCTCGTCTGCGAGAGCTGCATCCACGAGACGCGGCTCTTGTTCCATTTTCTGCGGCGGGACGATCTGATCACCTACAAGCGGCGATTCTGCGATACCATGGGCTGGGAACAGTGCGGGTATGCGCGAATGATGCTGGAAGACTGGGAGTTGAACCATGGGCAGATTTGATGGCAAATATGACTGGCTGGCGCTGGAATACGAGTATGTGACCGGCACGATCAGCATGCGGGACCTGGCGGACAAATATGGCATCAAACACGCCACCATGTTTACCTATGCCAAACGGAACCGGTTTGCTGACAAAAAGAGCAAATATCAGAGGACCATTATGCAAAAAGCGCTCGACGGCGACAGCGACAGGGCAGCCGAAACCCTGCGGGTCATCGCGACGGCGAGCGATATGCTGGCGCAGGAGACCCTGAAGGCGCTGACGCCGGAGAGCCTGTACGGTCAATTGGTGGAGATGCCGCCTGTCAAGGACGAGGAGACCGGCCAGCTGCGCATGGGGTTACAGGTGGAACAGACGCCCAAGGCCGATACGAAGGCCTTCAAGATGCTGTCGGACACGCTCAAGAATCTCGTGGGCGTGATCAAAACGCTGTATCCTAACATTGACCAGGGGCCTGGCAACGAGCAGAGCGTGGTGATCATGCCGGACAGGGAGACAGGGGACGAGGAGAGTTAGAAGGGATTCGATGCCCATGAGGGGTGTGGGCGCTGATGAGGGATATTAGCAGGGATTCTTCGCGGCGCTGACGCTTGCTCAGAATGACAGGCGCGAAGGGTGACAGCGCGGGGGCGCGGGTGGCCGGGGAGAAATCCCCGGTTTTTTTGTTTACAATCATGGCAACGGCTGAAATATGGCCGTGGAGGACAAGCCGGAGAGACGGCGGAAGGGTGACACAGATGACTGATTTTTACGGGATCAGATTGGACCTGCAGCGGTTTGGTGAAGGCGGCGGCGAGGGCGGCGGCGCAGCAGGCGCGGATGGCGCGGGCGCTGCGGCGGAGGCCGGGAACCAGGAGGGCGCCCAGAGCGCGAAGGCTGGGAAGACCGGCGACCTGAGCCAGGTACAGTACGGGGTGCAGGAGCAGGAGGCGGAGCAGAAGGCGGACGCGCCGACGGAGCAGCCGAAGCAGGAAGCCCCGAAGAAGGTGACCTTTGACCAGGCGCTACGGGACAATCCGGAGTATGCCCGGGAGATGCAGAAGCGCATTGACCAGGCGATCAACAAGCGGTTTGCCAAGAGCAAGGCGGCTGAGGAGCAGAACGCGAAGCTGATGCCGGCGCTGAACCTGCTGAGCGCCAAATATGGCGTGGAGGCGGGAAACACGGACGCGCTGATCGAGGCGATCAACGGCGACAGTGACCTGATCGAGCAGCAGGCGATGGACGCGGGCATGGAGCCGGATGCGTACCGGGAATACCAGAAGCTGAAGGCCGAGAACGAGGCTCTGAAAAAGGCCGAGGAGGAACGGCAGCGCCAGGCGGCGATGGACAGCTCCATGAGGGAGTGGACCGCCCAGGCGGAGCGGGCGCGGCTGAAATTCCCGACGCTTAACCTGAACCAGGAGGTGCGCAACCCGCAGTTTGCGCAGCTGCTGGGTTCCGGCGTGGACGTGGAGACCGCGTACCGCGTGGTACACATGGACGAGATCGAAAGCGGGCTGATCCAGCAGGCGGCCGCGGAGGCGACCAAAAAGACGGTGGCCGGCATTGCCAGCAAGGCGAACCGGCCCCGGGAGAACGGCGCAGCCAAGCCCAAGGCGGCCACGGTGAAGGCGGATATTTCCAAACTGACCCGGGCGGACTTTGAGGAGATCATGCGCAGGGCTGCGCGGGGAGAGAATATCAGATTCTGAGATGAGCGAGGATGAATTAGCAGAGATTCTTCGCTTGCTCAGAATGACAGAATGAGCGAGAGGAGAACAAGATCATGAATATCATGGAAATTTACAAGCTGAACCTTCAGCGATTCGCGAACGCGAACACCAATGTCACGACCGATACCGGCCTGACGGCGGAAATGAAATCGTTCTACAAAACGCAGCTGCTGCAGTTCGCGGAACCGGAGCTGCTGTTCCAGCGTTTCGGCAAGAAGGTGCCGATCCCGCAGAACAACGGCAAGACGATCGAATTCCGCTACATGAATCCGCTGCCGGTGGTGACCACGGACCTGACCGAAGGCGTGACGCCTGACGGCAACAAGTTCAGCTTTACCCCGCTGACGGAGACGCTGCGCCAGTATGGCTACTGGATCGGCTATTCCGACGTGGTGAAGTGGACCACGGTGGACCCGGTGATCGCCGAGGTGACCAAGGCCGAAGGCCGCCAGGCGGGCAAGACCATCGACACCCGCGTGCGCGACGTGGTGAGCGCCGGCACCAACGTGCTGTACGCGCCCAACTACGCGGCGGGCGCTTACACCGAGAATGTGGCCCGCAACACCATGAACGCCTCCGCCCTGATGACGGTGGACCTGCTGCTGCAGGCGGCGGCCATCCTGCAGGGCCAGGACGCGCCCACCATTGACGGCGAGTACATCTGCATCATGCACCCGTATGTCGCCTGTGACCTGAAGAAGTCCAAGGACTGGCAGGACATCCAGCGCTACGTGCATCCTGAGAAAATCTACCAGGGCGAGATCGGTTCCGTCGGCAACGTCCGCGTGATCGAGAACACCCGGGCCAAGATCTGGGCTGAAGCTGGCGCGAACGACCTGTCCGTCTATGCCACGATGGTGCTGGGCGCGGACGCCTACGCGGTGACCGACCTGGAAGGCGCGGGCCTGGAGCACATCGTGAAACCGCTGGGCGCGGGCGATGACCCCCTGAACCAGCGCGGCACCATCGGCTGGAAAGCTATGAACCTGGCGAAGCGCCTGATCGAGCAGTACATGCTGCGCATCGAGACCACCTCCGCCACCATGCCCAAGGCCGCGGCGAACTAAGAAACACTGCGGCGCAGCTGTCGATCTGGCGGCTGCGCCGCGATTGGAATGAGGGAAAGGAGCATTTATGGCGACGATCAAGGAGCTGGAGGCCAAGCTGCAGGAGCTGGAGACCAAGAACCAGGAGCTGGAGGCTGAGAAGGAACGGCGCGAGGCGCTGGAGCGCAGCGAGGGCATGCAGGCGGAGCAGCTGAGGGCCATCCTGAACATGCAGGGAGAAAAGGCCGTGCAGCCCTATGTGGAGACCGAGAAAGTGCCGATCCGGCTGTTCAAGGACAACTATCAGTACAAAGAGCCGCTGTACCTGTGCATCAACGGCCGGAACATGATCATTCAGCGCGGCGTCAACGTGATGGTGGACAAATACGTGGCCGATTTCATCGACAGCATGAAAGATGAGCAGGAAAAAGTGAACCAGCTGGCGGACCAGGAGGAGCAGGATTTCCTGGCGCTGACCAACCAGATGGTGAAGTGATCCCATGCGGCGGCAGGATGTACTGGCGCGGGTCCGGGAGATCCGCCCGAACGAGTACCAGGACGAATGGGCCCTGGGCCTGATCGACGAGCTGGAGCAGCGGATCCTCCGCGAGCTGATGACCGGCTACCTGCTGCCGGAGGCGGGGGAGGATCTGGTGGCCGTGCCGCCCTATGACGGGCTGTACGTGGACTGGATTGTGGCGCAGATCGATCTGGCCAACGGAGAATATGACCGGTACAACAACGACCTGATGCTGTTCAACGCGCGGTGGGACGAATACGCGCGGTATATATCGCGGAGCTATGAGCGGGAGAAGCGGGACGTGTACCGGGTGTGGTGAGGGGACAGAGATATGCCGTTTATGCCGTTTCTGAACGCCTTGAAAGCCAAGGCCGACATGCAGGACAAATTCCTGGGATATTACAATCACCCGGCGGCTGACGCTGGTCAGTTCGTGGACGAGGAGAACCTGACCAGCGACCTGTACCCGGTGATGAGCCCGCGCAAACCGCGCAGGCTTATCCGCGTTTTGGGGAGCCCGCGGGCGATCCGGGGCGGGGCGGAGCTGAGCTGGATTGCCAACGGGAAACTGTACTATGACGGCCGGGAGATCTGCGACGTGAACGACGGGCACGACGTGCCCAATACGCTCAACTGGCAGGGCGGGCGCACGGAAGTCCGGCAGCAGCTGGTGCGGATGGGCGCCTACCTGATCGTGTGGCCGGCGCGGATCATTTACAACACCCACACGGGCGAGATGATCGACATGGACGCGCGGGTGGAGGCCAGCACGGTGATCGTGCGGCCCTGCACGCTGACGGGGCACGCCTACGACTACGCCGCGGGACCGGAGCCGCCCGCGGATCCAGACGAGCAGAGCTACTGGTGGAACACGGACACGGACGCGCTGTACCAGTACCTGGGCGGCGAATGGCAGGGCATTGACACGGTGTACACCCGCCTGGAGGTGGGCGGGATGGAAGGGAAATTCCACGATTACGACGTGGTGAAGCTGGAGGGTTTCAGCTACGACTGGCTGAACACCACGGCCACGGTGTACGCGGCCAACGAGGATTACATCGTGATCGCCACGGGGACGCTGGTGGATTACGAGGAGACGGCGGGCGTGGTGATCAGCCGGGAAGCGCCGGAGATGGATTTCATCTGCGAGAGCGGGAACCGGCTGTGGGGCTGCAGCTCGAAGACCCACGAGATCCGGGGATCGAAGCTGGGGGATCCCACCAACTGGTCCAGCTACCTGGGGATCAGCACGGACAGCTACGCGGCCACGGTGGGCAGCGCCGGGGACTGGACGGGCATTGTGCAGTACATGGGGTATGTGCATTTCTTCAAGGAGAACTGCGTGCACAGGCTGTACGGGACGCAGCCGAGCAATTTCCAGCTGGTGGAGCTGCCGGTGCGGGGCCTGAAGGAAGGCTGCGAGCGGAGCTTATGCACGGTGAACCAGATTTTGTACTACGTGAGCCGGGACGGGGTGATGGCCTTTGACGGATCCAGCCCGGTGAACGTGGGCGAGGCCCTGGGGGACGTGACGCTGGACGAATGCGTGGCCGGGGCCCATGACGACAAAATGTACCTGTGGGCCAGGGTCACGAACCGGAATGGCCGGTACACGGGGGCGGCCATCATCGGCGGGACGCCGACACTGTATGTGATGGACGCGGGCAAGGGCCTGTGGCACAAGGAGAATTTCAGCCAGACCGTGCGGGGCATGGCCAGCACGCCGGAGGGAGACTTCATCCTGAGCGACGCGGGGCTGTGGCTGATCGACGGCGGGCGCAGCGCGTATGAGGACGCGGACGTGGCCGGGGACGAGGGCGCGGTGAGCTGGTACGGCGTGACCGGGGACATTGGGATGGACGCGCCGGGGCACAAGTGGGTGCGGAAGATCGTGGTCCGGCTGGCGATGGAGGCCGGCAGCCGGATGGCCATTGACATAGAGTACGACAGCGACGGGATCTGGCAGCGGGCCATGACGGTGGAGACGGAGCGGAAGAAGACGCTGAGCCTGCCGATTCGGACCCGGCGCTGCGACCATTTCAGGCTCCGGTACATGGGTACGGGGGACGCGAGGGTATACAGCGTTGCCAAGACCTATGAGGTGGGATCGGAGCGCGGGACCATGGTGGCGAGGAAGTAAACGATGATTGAACTGCCGGGGCTGAATTCCCAGGGGAATCTGAAAACGGACCTGGACCAGGTGCGCAGGTACCTGAACCGGCTGGTGCCGCAGCTGGAGAAGGAGATCCAGGCGCTGCAGGTGGACGGGTACACATCCGCACTGAACGAGCGGCGGGAGGGGCTGACGGCCCTGACCGGGGCGGGGAAGGCCACGACCACGGCGGCGGCGGTGGCGGAGCATATCCTGGACACCAACAATCCGCACGGGGTGACGCTCCGGCAGCTGGGCTATACGGAGCCACAGGCCCAGGTGTACGAGACGGAGAACGGGCTGGTGGTGGCGCTGGGCGGGCTGGTGCTGGCGACCCGGACCGTGCCGGTGAGCGGCACAGGGGAGGCGGCGGGCGCCGTCTACGCCCTGACGGTGGCGCTGGGGGACTGGCCAGTGCCCTTTGATGAGATCTACGCGATGGGGGCGCAGCTCAGGGACGTGAACGGCTGGGCCGGGGCCCTGACCGGGACGGACGGGGAGACCTGCGGCAGCGTGACCATTTACACCCCGGCGGCGGAGGCGGCCGAGGGAACGATACAGCTATGGGCGATAGGGAGGATCAGCGATGGCGAGCAATGACAAGCGGAATATCATGACGGCGGAGGAGGTCCAGCGGGCGGTGAACGGCGGGACCCCGGGCCAGATGAACGGCACCTGGGACGTGCCGAACAACGCCGGCGGGACAGCGCCCTACGGGAATCCGGCCATCACGCCGGTGACGGGCGGCGGGACCACGCCGGCCAGCGCTGCGTGGCGGGACGTACAGGCGACCGGGAAAGCATCGACCGACTATCAGGCCCTGCTGAAGGCGCAGCCGGGAAGCTACCAGAGCCGGTACGGGGCCCAGATGGATCAGACGCTGAACCAGCTGCTGGGACAAAAGCCCTTTGAATACGATATCAATACGGACGCGCTGTATCAGCAGATCAAGGACGACTATATCAAGCGTGGGCGCAGAGCCATGATGGACACCCAGGGCCAGAGCGCGGCGCTGACGGACGGCTTTGGCAACAGCTACGCGGCGGGGGCCGGCCAGCAGGCGTTTCAGGACAGCCTGGGATCACTGGCCGACGTGGCATTGCAGACCTACGACCGGGATTTCCAGCGGAACGATGCGGAGGACAAGCGCCGGAGGGACACCCTGGCGCTGCTGCAGGGGCTGGATGAGAGCGAATACCAGCGGTACCAGTATGACACGCAGCAGTACGAGGCGAAGCTGGCGGACGCGTACCAGAAGTTCAAGGCGAGCCAGGGCGGCGGAAGCGGCAGGAAGCGGACCGACCCGCGGACTGACGCGGAATGGTTCTATAACTATTCTCTCGAAAACGGCTTGGAGCCTGACGCCGCAATCGACGCAACGTCGAAGCAGATGGGCTGGACACCGGAATACACCGAGGCGGTCCGGACGATCACGCACGGGCTCACGGATTATCAGAAAGAGCAGCGGCTGATTGACCATATCAACGGCGGCGGAACGGGCGCTTAAAGGAATAACCACAAGCGGAGGACAGGAACATGGCATTCAAACCGGTACAGGGTAACACCAACGAGAACGGCGGGAAGAAATCCAAACGGGATCTGCAGGGGCAGCAGTTTTATGACGCCCTGACGCCTACCCAGCAGGACCAGTACAAGCCGGTATTCAACCGGGCGCTGGGCAGCGGGCTGAGGGGGCAGGATGCCATGGAGGTGGCGCGGCAGCACATGCTGACGCTGCCGGATCTGGACGAGCCGGAGGTGGAAACGCCCGCGCCGGCCAGGCCGCAGATGCAATCGCCAAGGACGGGGTTCACGATCCCGTCCTTGAATCCTAACACGGGGAAATGGTCCGGCCAGCAGGTGCAGGACTTTTTTGGCCTGTTCAACCGGAAGCCGGAGAGCCAGGTGACGGACGCGGACCGGGCAGCGGCCGCATACCAGCCCAGCGGGCTGACGGGGACCGCGTACTTTGACAGCCTGACGCCGGAGCGGCAGGAGATCTACCGGCCGCTGTTCAACGACGCGCTGGGCAGCGGCATGAGCGCGACGGAGGCCATGAACGCGGCCCAGGCCCGCATGGAGGCGGACGATCAGCAGAGCGCCAGCGTGGCCCGCCGCAAGATCCTGATGGAAGAAGCCATGCCTGACGTGAATAACGCCATGGGCGTGGAGCATTTCAATTCGATGGACGAGCAGGATCAGGATACCGTGCTGAACGCCTGGGAAGCGGGCGGGAAGGATTATGGCATTTCGTCCGTGCTGGAGGCGCTCAAGGGCATCGACACCCAGGGCAAGTACGGCTGGAGCCTGACTGCCGCGGGGCAGCAGGATCAGCAGCAGCGGCCCTTTACCTTCGCGGGGAAGAAGGAACCTACTCAGGATGATGAGGAAGAGATCAGCATTGATTTCAGCGAGGGCGCTATTGATCCGCGGTTCCAGGTGAAGCCGGAAGAACAGAATCAGGCTGCGCCGGTGACTGATGAGCAGGCGGAAACTGCGGAGCCCGCTGCAAATACGCACAGAAGCCTTGCCGAGATCGACGCGGATATCAACAGGGCAGAATACAAGATGTATGCCTATGCCAATGAATACTACGAAACGAACAGCACCCAGGCATGGATCGGCAGAGAAGAAGCCAAGATGGAGCTGGCTAATCTGCAGACGGAGCGGCGTGAAGCGCTGGAGGCGAATCAGCGGCTTGTAGAGCAGATCGGGAATCCTTTTGATGCGGTGCCGGAGTATGGACCGGGTCAGGAAATGCTGCAGGGCGCCGGACAGGTGGCGCTGTACAAATTCTCCGAAGGCTGGAACGGGCTGTTTGCTGCCATTGCCAAGGGCGAGCGATACACGGCCCGGATGATCGAAGATGCGCTGGGATCTGGGCATGGCGTCAGCCAATTCCTGAGCAAATCGGAGCAATTCTGGGATGAGCGCGTGTCTGGCGCTCAGGCCATGGCGAATGCAGGAACCGGCAAGATGAAGGATGCGGTTTCTGATGCGCTGCTGCTGTTCCTGAAAGACTACGAAGCGGAGAAAATAGACAAGGACGCCCGGGGCGCTGTGCAATGGATCAGCGATTATATTCTGGGTGGCACTTTCAAGAATATGGGTTATATGGGCCCGGGCTTTATCCTGGACGTGCTGACTGGCGGCGCATTCAGCGGATATAACCTGGCCGCAGCAGGCACAGAAGCCGCTGCGGCCTGGGGCGGGCGCAGCCTGATTTCTCAGTTTGCCAGCGGCGTACAGGCGGCCATGAGTCACCCTGGTTTTGGCGCGACCTACGCGGGCGAGTATTTCAGCGAGCTGGCGGAGATGATCGACAAAGGAGAAAACCCATCGGCGACGGACATGGTCTGGATCGCGGGCGGGGCTTATCTGAGTGCGCTGATCGAATATGGCGGAGATGATGTGGCCAGCGGTTTCCAGCGGCTTCTGGAAGAAGACGTCAAGGGCGGCCTGGTCAAGGACATGCTGCGCACGTCCGGCGAGGAGATCATCGAAGAAAACACGCAGAACTTTGTCATGAACGTGGCGATGAACTGCTCCTCTGTCGTTCAGACGGGCAAAACAAAGTTCAAGCTGTACAGTGACAAGCCAGGTGAAGCTCTGTTCAATCTGGCGGAGATCTGGGAAACCAGCTGGCAGACGGCCATTTCAACGGGCGGCATGACCGGCATGCACTATGTGGCCGGCACGCTCAGGAAAGGCATTGTCAAGGCCAACACGGGCGAAGAGTTGACGCCGGATGAGCGCGAGGCTTTAGAGCAGTGGACGAATTATATCAACGGGCAGGCTGAAGCTGCGGAGGGCCAGGCGGCGTTTGAGGAGAGCGTGGACGACCCAAACGCGGCGCTGAAAGAAACGCACACGGTGACGGCGGTGGACGCGGAGGCCTTTGCGGCGCTGAACCAGCAGGCGGACCAGGAGCAGGCGCAGGCGGAGACGGAAGCGCCGGCGCCGGCGGACAACGG